TTTTTTACAGCAAAGGGCAGGACCTGGATTTTGCAACTAATTAATACTTTAAGTGGCTTGGGCATGCAAGAAGCGCTCTTCGTTGGGTTACTTACTTGGACCGCTAGTTTGCCTGAGCATATTGCTGATTTAATTTCAAAGAGTTCCATCTGGACATGGAAATTTCAGAGTATAGAACAGTTTGCTAAGAAGATTAAAGATGAGTTTTCTCTTAGGCTTAAAGCTCTTCAAAATAATGTCAGTATTGACTTGACTCCTTTCTTTGAGTTTGAAGTTTTAGTTAATAGAGGTTTGGGGGCTGTGAACTGGTCGCAGGAGCGTGAAAACAGGACCAGCCCTAACTTGTGTAACGTCGATGAAGCGGAAGTATTTTCTAGAGCTGTGTTGCTATTTCAGCAAATTCGTGATAGAGGTGCTAAACCCAAAAGAACCTTATGGGAAGACTATTGGGCTATGCGGTGGGCCTGGTCGCCTACTGGGGCATATCACTCTCAATATGAAGAAGACAAAGAATATATTGCGAGTGATCGGTCTTTAAAGCACAAATTCTATTCTTTCAACCGTATGCCGGCATACCCATTCTCTAAGTTTTCAAGGCGCAAGGCAGAAATGGTGGCATGGTCTTCAACCAAGTATGAGTGGGGTAAACAGAGGGCTATCTACGGAGTAGATGCTACCAGTTTTATTATGGCAGGATACTGTATGCCCAATATAGAAGAGATGCTGTCAGAAAAATTCCCGATAGGACAATCTGCTAACGAAGAGAGCGTGGCCAAAACGGTACAGCAGGTTCTATCTAATGGAACTCCTTTTTGTTTTGACTTTGAAGACTTTAATTCTCAGCATAGTAATAGTAGCATGCAGGCAGTGCTCCGAGCTTATCATTCGGTGTTCAGTAATGATATGGTACCAGACCAGATAACAGCTTTAGGTTGGGTAATACGCTCACTGGATGAGTGTTATATTAATGATGTAGTTAATAACTCACAATATAAGGCTAGCGGGACATTGCTATCTGGATGGCGGTTCACTACTGTAATGAATACTGTACTTAATCAAATTTATACTGATTTATGTCTAGACGGGTTGAATGTAGTGAGCACACATAATGGTGATGACGTATTAATGTCTGTAAAGAATATGAAACAGATTGTAACTCTCGAACACCGTGCAAAAATATACAATATTAGGTTCCAGAAGACTAAGTGTTTTCTTGGCGCTATAGCTGAGTTTTTACGTGTTGATCACAGAGCAAAGACATCTAGCCAGTACTTAGCTAGATCTGTAGCAACTTTCGTTCATGGTCCGACTGAGTCGGCATTACCAAACAACTTGAGGGCTTACCTTAAATCGCAATTGGATCGCGCATCTGAAATATTAGAACGGGGTGGTGACAAACATGTTATAGAAAGTATTCTATACACACAACTACAACACACGGCTGATGTTTGGGATACTGATTATAATACATTGTATACAATAGCAGTTACGCATACGTCACTAGGCGGGCTTAGTGACGAAATAAGTCATAAGAGCTTGAGTCACGAAATTTTAGTGGAAGAAAAGCAGACTTCTGTCTCTGAGAGAATAGAGGAAGATAAGAACAAGTCCTTTCCGGGAGTTAGGGCATACGCAGAAAAACTGTGCAGGTCACTAATAGACAGGTCATTTTTGCCTAAACTAGTGAAGAGTCTACGGGCAGCCGTATTCTCTACTACAACGAACCAGCGGTGTGGGGCGTACTACGTAAGTAGAATACCCACCCACAGGGACTTTGTTAGAGCTAGAATGGCGGGGATGTACAGGTCGAACACTAATACTTCTAAAGTATTGTTGGCGAAAGCCTACGGAGTGCCACTCGTGGCCATTAATATGGCAGACGATTGGTTAACTGTACGCTTGCGTGAGGAGAAAGATCCTTCCACAGCGGCCTTAGTAATGCTTTAG